TGCCACTTGCGCCACTCCAACCTGATACACCTGATGTACCACTATAACCAGATGTACCACTAGCTCCGGATGTACCACTAAACCCGCTTATACCTGATCCACTATATCCACTAACACCTGTTGTGCCACTTGCGCCACTCCAGCCACTTACACCTGTAGTACCTGACGTACCACTAAAGCCACTGACACCGGTTGTTCCTGACGTACCACTAAAGCCACTGACACCTGTAGTGCCACTTGCGCCACTCCAGCCACTTACACCAGTTGTACCTGAAGTACCTGATACACCTGTAGTGCCACTCCATCCTGATATACCAGTAGTACCGCTATAGCCTGAAACCCCTGATATACCGCTAACGCCTGACCAACCACTTACACCTGATACCCCACTAGTTCCACTTACACCTGACCAACCACTTACACCTGAAAAACCAGAGATACCTGTTGTTCCCGAAATACCTGAGGTACCACTCCAACCCGATACACCCGAAACACCTGATGTTCCTGACCAGCCACTGACACCTGTAGTACCTGATGTTCCGCTTGTACCACTGACACCACTCCAACCACTAATACCTGTTGTTCCCGAAATACCGGATGTACCACTAAATCCACTTACACCTGTTGTACCACTGACACCACTCCAACCACTAATACCTGTTGTTCCCGAAATACCGGATGTACCACTATATCCACTAACACCAGTAGTACCTGAGATACCTGAAGTTCCACTATATCCACTAACACCAGTAGTACCTGAGATACCTGAAGTTCCACTATATCCACTAACACCAGTAGTACCTGAGATACCTGAAGTTCCACTCCAACCTGATACACCTGATGTACCTGAGATACCTGAAGTTCCACTCCAACCAGAGGTGCCTGAGATACCTGTTGTACCACTTGCGCCACTTTCGCCACTCCAACCTGATATACCACTAAAACCGCTGACTCCTGAAGTTCCTGAAGTTCCTGAAGTTCCTGAATAGCCACTTACGCCTGTAGTGCCACTTATACCTGACCATCCACTTGTTCCGGATGCTCCACTAGTTCCTGAGGTTCCGCTAATACCTGACCATCCACTTACACCAGTAAAACCTGATGTTCCTGATATACCTGTCGTACCACTTACACCCGACCAACCACTGACTCCTGTGAATCCAGATACACCTGAATCACCTTGAGGACCTATAGCGCCGTCTAAGTTAACAGTCCAAGAATTATATATGCCTGATCCAGTTGTATCAATAACATTGACAACTAATACGCCAGTGACCTTATCGTAAGAAACAATATAACCATTCATATCATTGTTATTGTCAAAAGCAATAACAACGTCTTGATTTATCGTGTACGCTAGTCCTGTACCTATAGTTAGTGTCTGATTTCCGGTCGCAATAGCTAAAGATGTGCTGCTTGTTGTAGCGTAAAGATCACCCGGTGTTCCTGAAGTTCCTGAAGTTCCTGATATTCCACTAGTACCTGAAAAACCTGATGTACCTGATACACCGCTTATACCTGACCAGCCACTTGTACCTGATGTACCACTTATACCGCTAGTTCCACTTACACCTGACCATCCACTTACACCAGTAAAACCTGATGTTCCACTTGTGCCTGATTCACCTGATGTTCCTGACCAACCACTGACACCTGTAGTACCTGACCAACCACTGACGCCTGTTGTACCTGAGATGCCTGATGTGCCGCTGTAGCCACTTACACCAGTAGTACCGCTTACACCGCTCCATCCGCTTATACCAGTGAAACCAGATGTGCCTGATATACCTGATATACCTGAAGTACCTGTAGTTCCACTCCAACCTGAAGTACCACTTATACCTGAAGTACCACTAATACCACTAGTACCTGATGTACCACTTTCGCCACTCCAACCACTTACACCACTAGTACCACTATATCCGCTAATACCTGATGTTCCACTAATACCTGATGTTCCACTAAATCCTGATATTCCACTTTCACCGCTGTATCCACTAATACCTGATGTTCCGCTAAATCCTGATATTCCACTTTCACCGCTGTATCCACTAATACCTGATGTTCCGCTTGTTCCGCTAAATCCTGATGTACCACTATATCCGCTGATACCTGATGTTCCGCTATATCCACTAATACCAGTTGTGCCACTGTATCCACTGATACCTGATGTTCCGCTATATCCACTAATACCAGTTGTGCCACTTGTACCTGATTCTCCACTTGTACCTGATTCACCTGACCAGCCACTAACGCCAGTGAAGCCAGATGTGCCTGATATACCACTAGTACCTGATGTTCCTGAATATCCACTTATACCGGTAGCACCAGATGTGCCACTGATTCCGGATTCTCCACTCCAGCCACTAATTCCTGAAAATCCACTGATGCCACTGGTACCTGATATGCCACTGGTACCTGATATGCCGCTATATCCCGAAGGACCTTGTAATGGACCGATGTTAGTCCAAGTGTTGTCACCATTGCTTAAGGCACCATCTCCTGCATTATATCCACCGCCGCTGTTTTCAACAATGTATATCGCTCCTGCAGGTTCCCCATTTGGTAGATACGTATAATCGATGACGCTTCCGGCAATATTAACAGATTTACCAGAATATCCGCTGATTCCACTTAATCCACTAGTTCCACTTAATCCACTGGTTCCTGATATACCACTAGTACCGCTGTAGCCACTGGTTCCTGATATACCAGTAGTACCTGATTCTCCTGACCAGCCACTAACGCCAGTGAAGCCAGATGTGCCTGATATACCACTAGTACCTGATGTTCCTGAGTAACCACTTATACCTGATGTTCCTGATTCACCACTAGTACCTGATGTGCCACTATATCCTGATGTGCCACTATATCCTGATGTTCCTGATTCTCCTGATGTGCCACTCCAACCACTAACGCCAGTGAAACCAGATGTACCTGAGATACCACTTGTACCCGACGTGCCGCTGTATCCGCTAATTCCAGTAAAACCTGATATACCGCTTGTACCACTTGTACCGCTTGTACCACTTGTACCGCTCGTACCACTTTCTCCCGACCAACCACTTGTTCCTGATTCACCTGAGTAACCGCTAATACCTGTTGTACCTGAATAACCACTGATGCCAGTTGTTCCTGAAATACCCGATGTACCACTATATCCACTGATACCCGTAGTACCTGATTCACCTGAGTAACCACTAATACCACTTGTACCCGAAATACCTGATGTGCCTGATACACCACTTTCACCTGAAGTTCCTGACCAGCCGCTGACACCTGTTGTACCACTATAGCCAGATATACCTGTTGTACCACTATAACCACTGATGCCAGTGAATCCTGATTCTCCTGAATGTCCACTTATACCGCTTGTGCCTGATATACCAGTAGTACCACTGATACCCGATGTACCGCTTTCCCCTGACCATCCGCTTGTGCCTGAAGTTCCACTCCAACCACTAACACCAGTAGTACCTGATGTACCACTGATACCCGATGTACCGCTTATACCTGATGTACCACTAGTACCACTGAATCCACTTGTACCGCTTATACCTGATTCACCACTCCAACCTGAAGTACCTGATTCACCTGAAGTTCCTGATATACCTGAAGTACCTGACCAGCCACTTACACCAGTGAAGCCAGATGTGCCTGATATACCACTAGTACCTGAAGTTCCTGAGTAACCACTGATACCCGATTCACCTGATATACCACTAGTACCTGAAGTTCCTGAGTAACCACTGATACCCGATTCACCTGAGTAACCACTGATACCCGATTCACCTGAGTAACCACTGATACCCGATTCACCTGAGTAACCACTGATACCCGTAAATCCTGATATACCCGTAAATCCTGATATACCCGTAAATCCTGATATACCCGTAAATCCTGATATACCTGTCGTACCACTATATCCGCTTATTCCAGATGTACCACTAGCTCCTGAAGTACCACTTACACCTTGTACAAGAGCAAGAATTAATTCAGCACCATTACTAAAACCAGTTGTTCCTATACCACCGGACGCTAAAAGCGTTACTGGTATAGTCCAATAATTTGTCTGATTTGTAGGTGTCCCATTAATTTCCCAACGTTGATAATCACTACTTTGAGCTTTGGCTTGTAGAGTAATAACTTCTGTTTGTTGTAATAATGCAAGGTAAATGTCAATATCAATGCCGTCATTAGTTGTCATACTGACATTGATAGAAGTCGCACTGGTCTGTGTTGCGTTATTCCATAAGATATCTCCACTACCTGGATCACCTGATGTGGCAGATGTATCAGCAAAATATTCAAAGATAGTTGATGAAACACCTGCTATACCACTTGCACCACTCCAACCTGATACACCTGACGTACCACTAAAGCCACTTACACCTGTAGTACCTGACGTACCACTAAAGCCACTGACACCGGTTGTTCCTGACGTACCACTAGTGCCCGATTCACCTGACGTACCACTATATCCGCTAATTCCCGATCCACTATATCCGCTGATACCTGAAGTGCCACTAGTACCTGATTCACCAGAGTATCCACTTGTTCCGCTTGTTCCTGATTCACCACTTGTTCCGCTTGTGCCCGATTCCCCTGAATGACCGCTGATACCTGATGTACCACTTGTTCCGCTAAATCCTGAAGTACCCGACTCACCTGAAGTGCCTGACCAGCCACTTGTACCACTAAATCCACTTGTACCCGATTCACCTGAAGTGCCTGACCAGCCACTGACACCAGTGAAGCCAGATGTGCCTGATATACCACTAGTACCTGATTCTCCACTTGTCCCGGATTCGCCTGAAAATCCTGATGTACCGCTAATACCTGAAATACCACTTGTTCCGGATTCGCCTGATGTTCCGCTTGTTCCTGATTCACCACTCCAGCCACTTAGACCACTAAAACCTGATACACCACTAGTACCAGACTCCCCAGAGTATCCACTGATACCTGAAGTTCCTGATGTACCTGAAGTTCCTGATGTACCACTAGTACCAGAAAAACCAGACGTTCCTGACGTACCACTAAATCCACTTACCCCAGATCCACTAAATCCACTAACACCACTAAAGCCTGAAGGTCCTTGTAGAGGACCAATGTTAGACCAAGTGTCGTCTCCGTTACTTACTGCGCCGTCGCCCGCATTATATCCACCACCTGCATTTAATATGATGAATACGACACCTTGTGGTTCACCATTAGGTAGATACGTATAATCAATTACACTACCTGCAATTTCAATGCCTCTACCTGAAAAGCCACTGAATCCTGAGTACCCACTTGTACCCACGCCTGAATACCCGGATATACCACTACCACTATATCCGCTTATACCCGAATCACCACTATATCCGCTTATACCCGAATCACCACTATATCCGCTTATACCTGTTGTGCCTGATATTCCACTATATCCGCTTATACCTGTTGTGCCTGAAGTTCCTGAATACCCACTTATACCTACTGCTCCACTAGTGCCTGACCAACCTGATATACCACTAAAACCTGATTTACCTGATGTGCCACTTAGTCCTAATTGACCACTAAAGCCGCTGATACCCGAGTATCCGCTTTCTCCACTAGCTCCTGACCATCCTGAAATACCTGATTTACCAGATACACCTGTTGTGCCACTAGCTCCTGACCATCCCGAGAACCCTGATTTACCTGAAAAACCTGAAATACCTGAGTAACCACTTATGCCGCTAGTGCCACTTATACCTGACCATCCTGATACCCCGGAGCCAGAGTAACCACTAAAGCCTGATTTTCCTGACCAACCTGATACTCCTGAAAAACCCGACCAACCTGAAGGACCACTATAACCTGACTTACCGGAACTACCAGATATACCTGATATGTTTGTTAAATTACTACCATCACCATAGAAATAATTTGCGTATACATTACCACTAGATGTAATTGTACTTGTTATTAAATCACCTGTTATAGTAGCATCGACTGCTACCAATCCATTAGTAATAACATTTCCAGGTACATCTAAATTACCAGTTGTTTTATCAAACGTGAAACCTGCGACTCCACCAAACTCACCCGCATCATTAAACTGAACTTGTGTATTTGATCCTCCAGGTGTTCCATTCCCACCACCACCGTTTCCGCCTTCTGCCCAAGTTAAATTACCTGTTCCATCTGTTTGTAGGAAGTAACCATTATTACCACCGTAAATAGTTACATTTGAAACGTCACCTAAGTTAATATTACCTGTTATAGCAAAACTATTAGCAGATATATTGTTGGCAATTACGTTGCCGTTAGGTGCCATTACGTTTGTAACGACATTACCGTTTGCGTCAATAACAGTATTAGCCGGTATGCCTACGCTAAAGCCACCCGCAGAGTTAAATGGTTCAGATGCCATAGTTTATCCTAAAATATGTCTCAATAATATATTTATCTAAACCAATTAAATAAATTTAAGGAAAAAAGCACTAAGGATATCTTTTTATGTTGACTGCCCAACCACACAGGCCATTGTGTTCAAACTGTAAATTGTCTTTAGCAAAATCTAACGGCATCAGTAAACACGGTTTTCAAAAATGGCACAAGTACTGCTCTAGTTGTGCTAAAGCAGCATACAATACTAAGTTTGGATACCTACTCAATAAGAAAAATAAATGTGAGAAATGTGGATTTGTTCCAGAAGATAAGTGTCAGTTAGATATTATCTATAAAGATGGTGACAAAAAGAACAAACAAAAATCTAATCTTAAGACGCTATGTGCAAACTGCAATAGACTTTTTCAAAAGAAGTTAAAGGGAAAAAAGAAATCACTATTTGATATTACAGTAGATGCTGATGTTATCTTATAGTAGCTAAATTTAATGATTGAAGTAGCCTTAGATACATATAACCTATATCAAATTCAAATTTTTTACGACTCAACTTCACATTAGCAGGTTCTAAGTGATGGTTGTTGTGTAATTCTTCACCACCTATGATTATACCAAACGGAATAATGTTACGACTGTTATCTTTTGTGGTTCCATTACGATAACCATAATAATGACCTATTCCATTGACAACGCCCGCTGCCCAAAACGGTATCCATATCATTTGTATGCCCCAAATTAAGGCACCAATCCAACCAAAGAGTGCGATGTTGAACAAAAAGAGAATGCCAATGCCAAGTCTGGAGTGATTAGAGTATATGTTGTGCTCCAACCAATCATCAGGAGTACCAACACCATATGTATCAACCATATCTTTATCTTTTGCTGCTTTGGCATAAAGAAATGCTCCTTTAAATAATACATTGAATATTCCATAAACTTTTGGACTATGCGGGTCATTGAATTGGTCACTAAAACGATGATGCTTGCGATGTATAGCTACCCATTCTTTAGTAATCATTCCTGTTGTAAGCCATAACCAAAAACGCATAAAGTGACTAACTATCGGATGAAACACGATACCCTTGTGTGCTTGTCCGCGGTGTAGATATAGAGTGACACATATTATTGTTATATGTGTCATTATGAGGGTGTAAATTATTTCAATCATAAATTATTTATCCAAAAAGAAGCGCACATAAAGTGCGCTTCTTACTTCCCATCCCGAATGAAAAGATTTGATTATTGGAATGTTAGGTTTTGAACTGCAATCTCACCAACATAGTCAGCAGCATTACCGAATGATGATGCTGTGTTTGTTAATTCGATGTAGCCATAACGTGTCATGAACGAAACGACTGGTTCGAATGTTGATGGATCTAGAACAACACCACTGCTCATCAATGGAATGTATGGGCAGTAGAATGCTGCTGCGTCAGTTTCGCTAGAACCCTTATAACCAACTAACACAGGTGTTGTGTCAGGAGCATAAGAGTCAACGAATACACGCATTGCACCGTTCAATGTACCAACAAACTTAGTGTTTGTAGGTGCTTCGAATGTACCTTCTGTTGTACGTGCGAATGCTGAAGTTGTAGCACTCTGTAAAACAGTCAATGCTGCGCTAGAAACAACTGCCCAGTTACCTGCACCACGGCGAGTACGTTGAGCAATCAAGTTAGCAACACGGTTGATTAGAACCGCTAGAGCAGCGTGTTCGTCACCAACGTATGTAGCAGTACCAGAAACGGTTGCTTGATTGTATGTGAACTCAGTAGATGCTAGAGTACGTAGAGACAATAGAATTTCTTGGTCGATTTCAGCAGTAATTTCTTGTGCTAGTGCGGCCATGATTTCTGCTTCAACGTCAATACCATGCTGGCTTTGTGCGTCTTGTGCAGCTTCGAATGTCCAACGTGCTTGCAACTTACGTGACTTAGCTTCAACAGCCTGACGTAGAATTTGTACGCTGATTTGCTTACCACCGTTGCCTTCAAGAGCAGCAGTATCGTTACCAGTGTAGAAGTTTGTAGAACTACTACCACTTGGTGTGCGAGAATATGCCTGAGCAATCTTGAATGGGCTCAATGCTTCTTCACCAGCAGTAACTGAAGTTGCTGCTGCACTGTTGTCTGTTAAAGACTGAGCGTAACGTACACGTAATGTGTGAATCTGACCAACTGGACCTGTCATTGGCTGAACGCCCACCAACTCGTTAGCAATAACTGTTGGCATTACACGACGGATAACTGGAAGAATGACACGATTAAGTGTAGCAATGTTACCTGCTGTAGTTGTGCCTGCTGAAGATTCCTTCAACAGAGCTTTTTTGGTGTTTTCTAAAATAACACCCATTGTTGAGCGGCGAGTGCCCTTTAAGCCTTCTAACAGGGCCTCTTTGGTCTCGTCCCAACGGCTTTCTAATAGAACTTTTGACATTTTTATCTTTCTCCTATATATGTCGTTTTATAGCCCTGCCAAACGCTTAAAGTCGATAAGGTTATCGTTACCTTCTTCTACTTCAGTTTGTTTCTTGGCAGATTTATCACCAGTAATTTCACTAATCATTTTTGATTCTGATAATGATTGCTTTGTAGCAACTTTCTTTTCAGAACCTGTATTAAGAACTGCTGGTAAATACTTGTCGAAAGCAGACTTTAGCTTTGGAGTCTGTACGCTTTCTAGTAAGTTTTTCATTACACTAGCCTTTTCTTCGTTCAATGGAGCTAGCAATTCTGCCATTGTTTTTTCACGTAGATTAGACTCTTTAATGATTCGGACCTCACGGTCTTTACTTTCAACTAGTTTTTTAGCATTATCCAAAACTTTTTTAGCTTCTGCTAACTGTTGATCCTTTTCTTGCAACTTTGTCATCAACTTGCGTGTTTCTGCTTTCTCGTTTAAATGAGTTACAGAAAATTCACTTGCAAAACTTTCAAAAATTTTGCGTCCAAAGTTGTTTTCACGTGCTGCTTGAATATCTTCTTTAAGTTGTGATAACTCACCCTTTAGATGGTTCGCAACAGCGCCACTTACTTTCTTGGCACTTTCAGCAACAAATTTTGCTTTTAGTGCTTCTAATTGTTTGCGACCTTCGGCAACTAACTTAACTTTAGCTTCCACAACTGCTTTCTTGTCTTGTGTGAATTCTTTGATTTCACGTGCTAACGCATGAACAATGAATTGCTCCAATTTTTCTTGGCTTTCTTTCATTGCTTTACGATCTGTACGTAGTTCACGAATTTCTTCTGCAAGTTTTGTGACCATAAAGTCATTAAATTTTGCAGCATTTTCACGCAACTTCTGCTGTGCTTTAACACGTTCTTCGTTTAGCGCCTGTCTTTCAGTATGAAATTCTTCAATTTCTCCTGATAAACTTTCTGTTACCATCTTATCAAGGGCTTCAACCATCACACTTCTATCATGCTCATAACGCTGTGCAAATTCTTCACGTAGTTCTGCACGAACTTGTTCACGTGCCTCATTCAACTTAATTTCCCAGGCTTCATTAATTTGTTGCCCGATATCTTCGTTGATTAAGCCGCTCTCAAGTAATGGTTTGATAGCATCAAACATTTGATGTTCCCCTTTATTTGATTTTGAGATCCTTGATGAGGCGCTTTACTTCCTCAGCTAGAAATCTCTGTACTTTTTTGTCACCTTTGGCTTCTTTTGCAATATCTAACAATCTATGACCATGACGCATGTTCATCATACCTTCATAAATTGCTTTTGGATATGCATTAGGAGCACTTGGTTGAGCGACAATATCCACAGTGACAATTTCAAAGTCACTGACACGGCCATCTAAATCGTTGACGTTACCGCTGCCACGACTAGATACACCTAGCTTAACACCACTCTCCAACATAGTAGTTACTAACTGACCCATTGGAGTTGGTAGAATCTTTAATTTTCCAAAACCATTAGGACCGTCCATCCACATACCTGTAATCATATGTGATACACGATCTAAATTAATCTTTAAATCATCTGGGTGATCTACTTCACCTAAAACTGAGTAGCCTTCTGATATTTGTTTGTTCAAAGTTTCGACAGCAGTTTCTATTTCAGAAACGGGATAAACACGCTCATTGGCGTTCTTTACCCCTCCCTGAATGAAGATCCCTTTCATATATAGGCTCTTCAAACTACCGTCACCTTCTTTGACCGATTCAACAACCATGCCGGCTCGGTCAAATGTCAGATGCTCTTTGAGATACAAAGCCATTGTTCTCAGTTTCCTTACTTAACAATCTTCTTTACAGACTTTTTAGATTCAGACACAGGGCTCTTTGTGTTAACGCCACTTGCTTGTGACTTAACTGCTGCAGGTGCCTTCTCTAAGTCTTGTCCTGCTTGAGCAGGAGCGTTCTTCCACTGCTTTGCATGTTTTACTTCGGTCTCACCCTTAGTGTATGCGTTGCTTGGATTCTTAGGACTTGTAGGAACTGCTTCAGATTGACCAGAGAATTTTACTGGCTTGCTGTCCATTCCTGCTTGTCCACTGTTTTGAAGACCTGGGCTTTTGGTTTGTGCACCATT